TGTATGTTTCAGCAGCTCCACCAGCTAGTGAATCTAGTGAACCAAGAACTTCTTGGTCAATTTCAGCAGTGATTTCTTGTGCTAGAGCAGCCATGATCTCTGCTTCTACGTCGATGCCGTGCTGTGACTGTGCGTCTTGTGCAGCTTCGAAAGTCCAACGTGCGCTCAACTTACGAGTTTTAGCTTCAACTGTTTGCTTTAAGATCTGGATGCTTAGACGGTTACCTGCACTACCTTCAAGAGCTGCTGTTGCTGCTGCTTTACCGGCTGTGCCATCACCTGAATATGCTTCAGCAATTTTGAATGGGCTTAGTGCTTCATCACCTGCTGTTACATCATTGTCTGTTCCAGTTGCGTTTTGTGTATCGCTATAACGAACACGTAGAGTGTGAATCTGGCCAACTGGACCAGTCATTGGTTGCACACCAACTAGTTCGTTTGCAATAACTGTTGGCATTACACGTCTGATCACTGGTAGGATCACACGGTTTAAAGTTGCAATGTTACCTGCTGAAGTAGCACCTGCTGTTGCAGTCTCAGCCAAATACTTGCGAGTATTCTCAAGTGTAGTAGCCATAACTGCTTTCTTTGTGCCACCTAGGCCTTCAAGAAGTGCTGACTTGGTATCATTCCAACGGCTTTCTAATAGTTCTGACATTGGTATCTCCTTAACTCAATCCAGCAAGGCGTTTTAGATCTACCACATTGTGGTCTGCGCCTGCTTTAACGTCATTTGTTTGTTGTCTGTTGCCTGTTACTTCTTTGCCTTCTGCTAAAACTGCCTTCTTCTTCGCTGGACCTTTACTGTCAATAACTGACGGTAGGTATTTGTCAAACGCAGATTGTAGTCTGCTAGTTTGAACTGATTCCAGTAAGTCTGTCATAATTTCACGTTGATCGTTGCTTAATGGAGCAACTAACTCTGTGATTTTGTCTTTGCGTTGAACACTTTCGGTAATCATTTTATTCTGATTAGCCTGTGCTTCTGCAAGTTCTATTGCTTTACCCGCAGCCTGCTTTGCTTCTTTTAATTGCTTGTCTTTTGCAGCAATTACTTTCAACATTTTTGCAGTTTCACTCTTTTCATTTAGATAAGAATGCTGATATTCGTTAGCAAACGCTTCGAATAGCTTGCGACCAAAGTCGTTTCTACGTGCATCTTCAATGTCTTCCTTAAGAGCTGTAATCTCTTTAGTAAGCCCTTTTGATACAGTTTCTGATACAAGTTTAGCACTTTTCTTAACAAAGTCTGATTTAACTTTGTCAATGTGTGCTTTACCTTCACGGACAAGGCGAACCTTTGTTTCCGTAAGATCTTTTTTGTCTTCGTAAAACTCTGCTAATTCTTTAGCTAGTGATTCTACAACAAATTCTTCAAGAGCAACAAATTTATCTGCTGTTGCTTTTTGATCTTTGTGTAGTTCTTTGATTTCCTTGGCTAGCTGTTCGCTAACAAAAGTCTTCATTAGATTGGCATTTTCACGCTTTGCTACCGCAAACTTTGCTTTTGCTTCTGCAAGTTGTTTACGATCTTCCTGGAACTCTGCAATTTCTTCACTAAGTTTTTCTGAGATCATAGAATCAATAGCTTCTACCATTGTATTCTTATCATGCTCATATTTTTTAGCAAATTCTTCACGTAGTTCAGCGGTTACAGCTAGGCGATTCTCTTTCACCTTTGCGTTCCATGCCTCTTCTAGTTCAGTGCGCACTTCTTCCGATAGTGCTGAGTTTTCGAAGAGTGATTTTAAAGCATCTAACATTGTCTATCCTCTCCTCGTTATTGGAGTTTGCTTATTATACCTAATAAGCTCTCTTTTAAATACTTCTGTGCCTGTTTATCGCCTTGAACTTCCCTAGATGTTTGAAACGCCTTATAACCACCGCGAGCATTCATAAGGTGTTCGTAAATCGGTGTTGGGTATGCGCCTGGGGCGCTTGGTTGCGCCACAACGTCTACAGTGATAATTTCAAAATCTGAAACTTCACCGCTACCATCTTCTGTAACATTACCGCTACCTCTCGATGAGACGCCTAGTTTAACGCCGCTTTCAAGCATTGTTTTCACTAGATTTCCCATCGGAGTAGGTAGGATTTTTAGTTTTCCGTAACCATTTGGTCCGTCCATCCACATTTCTGAAATCATGTGTGACACACGGTCAAGGTTAATGTTTAGACCGTCTGGATGATCAACTTCACCTAACACTGAGTAGCCACCGCTAATTTGCTCGCTGAGCGTGGTGACAGCCCTGCCAATTTCATTAACGGGATAAACACGCTGGTTTGCGTTTCTAACGCCGCCTTGAATGCAAATACCTTTCATATAAAGATCTTTACCTTCATTAGCAGACTCAACTACTATTTTAGCTTGGTCGAAACTCAAATGTTCGTTTAGTAATCTCATCAATCAGTCCTTAGTTGCCGCTAATTGTGCTTCCTGCACTACTGTCGGCAGTCTCACCTGCGCCTTTTTTCTCAGCGCCGTGGCCTTTTGGCATAGCTTTCATTGCTTTTGCCGCTTTACCGCCTGGTGTGTTAATATTACCAGCCGAATCTTCTTTTGGGTTTTGATCATTTAATGCTGAACCTGCAACTTTTTTACCAGCGCCTACTTCTGGATCGCTAGCTGTTGCTGACTGAGCAATATTACCTGCTGTGCCACCCATGTTGTTTGCACTTGCTACAGTTGACTGAGTGTTTGCACCATTGTCGCCCATTTTAGCAGTTACTTTTTCAACATATTCACGCATTGTTTCAGTTTCTGACTTATCAACTGCTTCTTCAGTTGATTCTTCTTCAGCTTCTTCTTCGTCGTCGCCTTCTTCTGAATCAACATCCATTGGCATGTCATCTGCAGGCTCTTCGTCGCCCATGTCCATGTCCATGTCCATGTCATCTGCAGGCTCTTCGTCGTCCATTTCACCGTCCATCATAGCTTCAAACTCTTGCTTTAATGCTTCTAGTTCGTCTTCTAGATCCATTACACGGTCTTCAATGTCGTCATCGCCAGCCATGCCCATGTCGCCGCCCATTTCGTCAGCACCAGGCATTTCAACGTCACCCATCATGTCGTCTGCTGGGTCACCGCCCATTTCATCAAAAAATGATTCGTCAACTTCTTCGTCAGTTGCTTCGTCAACTTCTTCGTCAGTTGCTTCATCTAGATCTTCATCATCTGATTCATCTAGCTCGTCTTCTGCAGACTCATCTACTTCTTCGTCAGTTGTTTCTTCAACTTCTTCATCTTCTGCAAGTAGGTTTTCATAAATCTCACGTGATCTTTCTACCACGATTTCATGAAATAGCTCTTCTGCACCTGCACGATCTTCGTTTACTAGGCGCTCAAGCATTTCTTCAAATTTGTTTGCTTTTGCCATTGTTTATCTCCTTTATATATGTTTACAAGGCTGTCTATTATATTTACACTTTTTAGAAAAAATACGCAGAAAATGGGGTCAAAACAGCCCATTTTAAAATATTATTACGAAATATTAAATTTATTGTTTAATTTTTCAATACTTATGTGCGTTAAATTAGCTAATCCTTCTAGCTTATCAGGGATAAAACTGTGTTCGTGTTCTACCACTCTATAGTATTTAGTTCTTGGAAACTCTTTAATACAAGTCATAGTTTGTCTTTCCCAATTGCCAAAATACGTGGCTCTATCGTTAACACTTTTATAGTTTTTTGTGCCAGCATATACGTTGTTTACACTGCCATTATTGACGCCTAAACCGGCGTAATCAAATCCTAAAATGTAAATTTCTTTTGCACCATGTTTGCTTGCTAACCATAGTGCAGTAGGTCCGCTGCTCCAACCTCTATTAGGGTTGAAAAGATTTAAGTCATTGTAATTTTTGGTAAGTTTGTTTGGATTTGTCCAGACTACATTATCTTTATGATACCCTGCATCTGTAATTTCCATTATCATTTTTGTATCAACAGCAACTAAAAAGTCTGGCTTATGTTCTCTATACAAGGCATTGCACCCGTAAACTTTTCCGTGTGCTTTTAAATTATCTGGATTAATTGATTGTCTGCTTACACCATTGCCTAAAACAAATGATATTTCCATTTATAGTCCGCCAGCTGCTCCTTCGGGTGGCTGACCATACATTTGTTTTATAAACTCTTGCTCTTTTTCTTTTTCTTTGATATGAGCATCAGTTGCTTTACGTGCTTTGTTAATATCTTTTAATGTTAATCGTGTTTTACGATTGTCATCAACAGTAATCACACTGGTATCGTCCTGTTCTTCATAGGTAGAATCTTCAACAGGTTCCATTGTTTTTGGATCAAAATAATATAGTTCACGTAGTAGCATATTATTATTTATATCGTTTGAGCAGTTTCTGCGCCAGCAGGTGCAGCACCTAAGTCGGCACCTGTGTTAGTGTCGGGTGGTGCAGCATCTCCTCCTTCGATTCCTCCTAAGTCTCCACCTAAGTCAGTTTCTAAGCCACCAACATCTCCTGCCATGCCTGCTGCACTAATTCCAGCGCCGCGCATTTCTCCTGCCGGATCAACGTCAACTTGAATAATATCTTCGTTTTCCTCTTTCCATAGCTGTTCATTTTCTTTGATTTCTTCATCACTGAGTCCTAAGAATCTCTTCAATGCAAATCTATTTGAAACAAACGGAATAGCTGTCATTTGGCTAAAGGTGTTTATTCTATTGTTATCAAGTTCAGCCTGTCTATATGCTGCAAAGTTTTGCGGAGGTGTTAATTTTAGATCAAACATTGCATAATCAATGTTTGCACCTTTGCTATTCAAGTAAAGTTTAAACTCTCTATTGAATACTTCTTCAAGCATTGATTGCAAACGTTCGCAATAATTGTTGAATCTCAATTCTTGAATATATGCTGTGCCCACTCGCCCGTCATTGTATTGCGATGCACCATCATCAGCCCCAGTAGGTAGGTAGCTTGAAGGAATACGCAAACCCCTAACCAGTTTGTTGGTGAAGTATCTAAGATCATCAATCTCTCCTAAGTTGGTGCCACCTGGTAGAGTTTCAACTTTTGATCCACGGCCCTCTGCAGTTTGTGGAAAGAAGTAGTCTTCGTTGATTGACAGTGGATTGTAAGATGAGTCTATGACATTTGTTCCGCCACCTGTCTTGGATGGGATTCGTCTTTGATGTATTTCCGTTTTTACACGCTCCACAAATTGCATAGCAAGGTGTGATGGCATGTTGCCCACATCAACGTAGAATACTCTGCGCTCTGGCGCACGTTGGACACGATAGATAATAATCGCATCCTCAAGCAATTCTTTTTGCTTGTATACTTTAAAAATACTTTCTAGTAAACTATTGCCAAATGGAAAGTTTTGATCCAATCCTTCGCTCATTGACAAGTGAACAACATGTTCTGCATCTACAAAAGTTTCATTTTCGCCTTGTTCAAATCTAGAAGTTGTTGCAGGTGGAGTGTTAGTGCCGCCTGTTCCAAATTGATTAGGCACTTGCTGATAACCTGCTGTGCCTCCTGGACCATAGCTGTTTGTTTGGTTCAACGGTGTTGCTTCTAAATTTCCAAAACTGAAATTTAAATTCTTTATTGCATACTGCTCTGGACGTTTACCTTCGCTTTCGTTAACAATGATTTTGGTAACTTGACTAGGATCAACATGAAACCATTTTTGAGTTTCTGGATCACGAATAAAGAATTGGTCTCCATATTTGAAAGAATTGCGCAATATTCGAAACATTCTTGTTTCAAACTGATTTAATTTGCACCATTGGCGCAGATATTCGCCAATAATTTTAACTTCAGAACCAGTTGCTTCTTTTTTGAAATCTAATCTAAAATGTGTGTCGTTTGATTTGTTTTTTTGTGTAGTAAATTCTGCTAGAATATCCAATGCAGCATTTACTTCACTGTCGCTGTC